GGTTCTATCGGTGGTGTAACAGTTGTTGAGAGCCCATTAGTTGCTGCTGTAACTACTGGTGGTGCCACTGCTTATCGTTGTGGTGTATTTGCTCCTAGCGGTCTTGGCATTGCTGAGCGTGGTGGATTAAGCCTAACACAGTTATATCTACCACAGAGTCGTGCAACCGACATGAGCGTTGTGGCTGTTGCTGGTGCTAGTGTTCTACAGAGCACACACGGTGTAGCAATCACAGCAGAAGGAACACTGTAATAGTATAAGTGAAAGGATTCAGCGATGGCTTTTTTAAGATCAGGTGGTAATGTTTATAGCTTCTGTGAATACACAGATGTGACCAGTCGTGATGACAGACTATTTGAGGCAAATGAAGTTATCGCTGATGATGATTTAGTTGATGATTTAGATGGATTTGGCTACAGAGCAATGACCAAGATTTTACTTGAAATCAAGGACACTACTTGGTGGCAAAGTTATTTTCTAGTAAAAGATCAAGGTGCTACAAATGTTAGCACATTGAGCACAATCGATGTGCCTGCGCCAAACGCTAACAAGTTTGTGGGCAGACAACAAGATTGGACCGACCTAGCAGTCTACAAAGTTCTTTATGAATACCTACTACCAAAAGTAGCAGACTTTTCAAATGAGGACAATGCAGAATACAAGAAGTTGGGCTTTTATCGTGAAAAATATCAGAGCCTATTCCGCCAACTTATCGACGCTGGTGACTGGTATGATTTTGATGGTAGTGGAGCAATCACTAATCAAGAGAAAATGCCAACTAGAACTAATATCGTTAGAGTAAGATAATGAGAACTGGACTTATTGCAGCCATTCAGACAGCAACATCAACCTTGACACAGTTTACTGTGTCACAGGAGTTGCCCTGGCTACAAAATGCACAGCCTCTATATCTGAAAAATATGAAAAAGATCTATGTTGGTGCCACAGAACAAGAACAATCAGTCTTGTTCATGACTCTAGATGATGTGGATGTGGACCAAAACCTATTTACAACTCGTGCCTATGTCTCAGTAGATGCTAAAAATCCTCCTAGTCAACTAGATCAACTTATCACAAATATTCTTACATGTAAGAGTCAGACAGGCGTAGTCAGTTTCGATGAAGAAAGTGATTACACTGTCGAGCAAGACGAAGATCGTTTAATCTATACTTTCGAGTTTAGGCTAACGGTCGCAACTACTTAAAGGACAAGTAATATGGCTTATATCAATGTTAGTGCTCCTACAAGTCAGGCTACTCTACAGATTTCTACTGCTAGCATTTCTACAACCAGCAGTGGATATGTAATACCTGCCTTACAGGATATTGTTATCAACAACGCAGTGGGAACTTTCCAATGGACTCAGTTAGATGAGTTTTCAAACAAGACTGTTCCAACACCTGCAAATAATAGCATTACTGGAAACTTTGTTTTAGATTCAACAACATTCTTCACAGGAAGTGGTGGAGTTGGTGGTCTATTCGATCTTTCCAATGATGCCACACTGATTTACTTCCGTGTATATTTTAACGGACGTTTAACAGGTGCAAAATATGTTAGCGGTCAAGGTTATATAACTAACCTAGCACCAACTGTCAATCCAACAGCTCCAGTATGGGTTTCACCTATAACTATTGCTGTAGATGGTGACATTTCAGCTAGCACAGTGTAATCGTAGATTACTCAAACAAGGGGGCTCTTAGAGCCCTTTTGCTTTATCTAAAATAAGTATACAAAAGGACAGATTTATGGAACTGGAAAAATATTCCGAAGAAGATTTGCACCGGGCTCTAGTAGCTGAATGTGCCAAAGCCCTAGGAGAACTTAAATGTCTGCAAGGTGACGCAGACAAGATCAACTCAAGACTGCGTTTTATGCTGGCAGTCATACATAACCTAAAAGATAGAAAGGACTAAAGATATGCAGTTAACACAGCTCACAGCAAAACCCCAACTAATAAAAATCCAAATCGATGATGAAGAAATCATTGCAGAGTTTGGAGAACCTATCGAATTCTACATTTTAGATCGTTATCCTATGAAAAAGTTTATGAGGTTAGCCAATCTAAAAGAAGAAGATTACACAGAGATGATTGATATGGTTGAAGAAATGGTATTAAATGAACATGGTAAAACATTTCTTTCACAGGAGAATCTTTTACCAACTAGAGTAATGACCAAGGTTGTTAACAAAGTTGTTGAGAGATTGGGAAAATAACCGGGGAGACCATAGATCCCGAAGGAATAGATGCAGGCTTAGCCTGCATGTTAGATAAAATGGGGCAACGCTATGGTATGTTGCCCAGTGACATAATAAGAAAGGCTTCAACTTTTGATATGGTTATAATGGATATAAGTCTAGCTGTTGAAAGATATCAACAAGAACGTCAACAACCTGGATTTGTTCCACCTGTGTCAACAGAAGAACTATTAAAAATAAAGGAAAGAGCAAATGGTTAAGTTTGAAATGGTTCAAGATCTAATAACACCAGATCTTACTCGTGCCAGCAAAGATTTAGGTAAAGTTCCCGAAGGTGCTTATAAAATCTTTCGCAGTCATACACCAATACGTTCTGGTAATGCACGTAGAAAAACTACATTGAATAAAACCGTTATAGAAGCCAACTATGATTATGCTACTAGGTTAGATAAAGGTGCCAGTAATCAGGCACCAGATGGTATGACCAAACCTACTGAAGCCTATCTAAAAAGAACTTTAGATAAAATATTAAAGGGGCGATAAATGGCTGACACTACCTATCGTATTAATGTTGACACTGCGGGTGCTCTAAGATCAATAACTGCACTTAAAGGTGCATTGGCAGGTCTGGCCACAGCATTCACGTTTAGAGAAATCATACAGTTTACAGATAATATAACAAATCTGCGTAATAAACTAATGACTCTAACACCTGAGGTAGCAGTTGTTAATAAGCAGTTTGAAGCTCTAGCCTCAATAGCTGCCACAGCACGAACACCTTTAGAATCTACAGCAGATTTATTTTTCCGTATTCAACGGTCTGCTAAAGCCCTAGGTATCAGTCAACGTGAAGCTGCACAGATAACTGAATCAGTGGCTAAGGCATTGACTGCCAGTGGACAAAGTGCAAGTGAAGCAGCAGGTCCTTTGCTACAGTTAGGACAAGCACTACAATCAGGAACATTCCAAGGTGATGAACTGCGTTCTATATTGGAAGGATTACCTCAGGTAGCCACTGCTCTAGCACAAGAACTAAATGTTCCCGTAGGTGCTCTTAAAAAGTTAGGATCAGAAGGACAGATATCAGCAGATGTATTTGTTCGTGCCATGCGTCGTGCTAAAGATAGTATTGATGAAGCATTTGGTAGAACCATTCCTACTATAGGTCAATCCATTGAAGGATTTAGAACAGTTGTTAAACTTTTAGCAGATGATTTTGAGCAGAATTCTAAGACAGGTCAAAATCTAGGTAAAATGATACAATATATAACAGTTCAACTCTATAACAGTATTAGATCTATTAATGATTTTATTGATCGCTGGGGTGAAGTCTTATTAACCATAGGTCAAGTTGTTTTAGCCTTCACTGCATTTAGATTAATCACTGCTACTATTGGATTTGTGGTCGGAGGCATACGATTCCTAGTCAGCAGCATAGGAGGTTTGATTGATTTATTACGTAAGGGTATAGAACCTATTACGACGACAGCAGAACGTCTAGTTAGACTAGGTAAAGAAAGTAGTGTATTAGGTGCAACTATGAATATAGTTGTGGGCATCGTGGGTAAGTTTGTAGGTGCGATAGTAGCACTTGCTGGAGGTATTTCCACGTTCCTAGGCCTAGGCGACCTCATTGATAAAATGAAAGAACTGGGTGATTCTACCAGTGAAGCCAGCAAAGAAATAGAAGATTTTAAGAATAAACAAAAAGGCATAACTGAAGGTTTAGATGACACTGCCGGAGCTAGTGAAAATGCTGCTGCACAGGCCCAAGAGTTAGCCAAACAATATGCTAAACTAAAACAGGCAGCAGAGTTTGAGATAGACAATCTTAATAGATCTCTTGCACAAGAAAGAGATAGACTTGCATTAGAAAATAAGTTTACACAGTTAAGAACAGAAGGTGTAGGTGATACACAGGATCAACTGATTATAGAACAGGCTCGCCAACGTGTTGCACAGGACATGTATAATGCACAAACACGTATCAATCAAGAAATACAAAATCTAAATCTTGAATATAGTCAACTTGCTGTTAAGGACAGTGTTCGTGGTAAAGAACTAAAACAACAGATTGGTGTTTTGCAGTTCCAACGCGAAGAAAACAAAAAGATTTATAGTGATCATGAAGAAGGTATGGCTAAACTTATTCAGAATCAACTAAATCTTAAAAGCATTGAAGAAGCACGTAGGAAAAT